ATAGTACCGGATGTGCCGATGGTCGGGCATCCATCTTAAACTTGCTAACTAATTTAGGAGTTAACAGCATGACATTAACAGCAAAACAATTATTTCCGCGTTCGGCATTTGTCGGTTTTGATACCATGATCGATGAATTAGACCGTATCTCAAGGCGCTCGAGTGATATATTCCCTCCGCATAATATATTAAAGACGGGGGAGGATCAATACCTAATCGAACTCGCGATCGCTGGTTTCAGCGAGGATGAATTAGAAATCGAAGTAAAGAACCGAACACTGACCATTCGAGGGCAGCACAAAGATAACGGAAGAGAGTATATCCACAAAGGGATATCTACTAAACAGTTCGAGCGGCAATTTAGGCTGTCGGAGTATGTTGAAGTAATGGGAGCTGATTTCAGTCAAGGACTACTTGCCATTAATTTGGGAGTCATAATACCTGAAAGTCAGCGGCCTCGTAAAGTTGAAATCAATGGGTCTAAAAAATTAGATCCACAACTATTAAACGAGGAGACAATAAATGCGACAGATAAGAGCATACATGGCTAAGAGAGATGCCGAAGACCTAGAGAGAATTGGTCTTCTGAGTATCAATCTAGTATGTATCTGGACTGTAGTACTTTGCATATCAGCAATGGTGTGAATACATAAGGGGGAGTCAAATCCCCCTTTTTTTGTGAGTTATATGAAAGCAATACAAATTGTAATGAAAGGTGATGAACGGTCTGAGGAGTATGCCTATCTCTCTCGGCGTTCCTTCCAACGTGCCATTGATGATGGTTACCTCGACTCCATCGAAACCTTCGATGCGATCACTCCCCAATCAGAAGACTTCCAAGACCACGTAGATAAGTACGTCTGGTCAAAAAGTTTGATGACCCTAGATATCAATTCTAAAAATTCTAAAGAAGACCACTCTCCCACAGAGAAGGCTGGTATGTGCTCTCACTGGGAACTTATGCGCCAGCAGGGAGAGACTGATGATAAGTTCTGGATTATGGAACACGACACTTGGTTGATAGAAGAACGTTACGAAGCGTTTAAACTTCTCTCTGAGTACGCAGACAACACTCTCTATGCAAACATCGGACTATTCATGGGTATGTATTGCATGGACAAGTCTTTTGCGCACTGGAGTCATTACATGTTGACACAGAAGGATTTCCCTATCAACTGTGGCCCGTACTGTGTTCTCCAACGTCTTTTCAGAACGTTTACCACCAAACACCTAGAACTACCAGAAATAGATTATTACGGAATTCGTAATACTGCCTTGCATCCTTGGAATGAATGTGATACAATAGGCGTAGGACGTGACATTGGAGTTTACTTCAATAGACGAGATAGACACAAGACTGGTATTCCCACACCTACTACTCAGGTAATATCGAAGAAACTTTCGGTGACACAGGATCATCATGGGTATTCAGATAAAAAACAAGAAGAGCCTTGGACTCGCCACAATTTCTTTAAAATTATTGATTAGGGGGTTGACACACAGTGCTATATAATGTATACTGTCCATTAAATAGTGAAAGGTGTAATATGACGTATCAACCATATAATCTACAAGATGTCTATGACGCGGCATCTCAGAAGAAATTCAAAGTAATCAGCACGTTTGCTGGTGGTGGTGGTTCATCTACTGGTTACCGTCTCGCTGGCGCAGACATTCTCGCAATCAATGAGTTTGTCGAAGAAGCACGAGTTACCTATAAAGAGAACTATCCTGACACTCCTATCGTCCCTGACGATATCAAAGAACTATCTGGTCAAGACTTCCTAGATCTCACTGGTCTCAAGAAAGGTGAGTTAGACATCCTCGATGGTTCTCCTCCTTGTTCTGCATTCTCTGTTGCAGGCAAACTCTCTCACTCATCTGATGGTAAACACTCTGATGGTTGGGGACAAACCAAATCTTATTCTGACGGCAAGGTCGTAGAAAACATCGAAGACTTGTTCTTTGAGTTCTTGCGTGTAGCCAAAGAAATCTCCCCCAAGGTAATTATCGCAGAGAACGTTAAGGGTCTGACCATTGGTGAGGCAAAAGAATACTACAACCGTATCCTGAATGAGTTCGAGAACATTGGGTATGAGGTTGTCTCTGAGGTTATGGATTCTCGTTACTATGGTGTCTCCCAGACTCGTTCTCGTGTAATCTTCATTGCGGTTCGTCAAGATGTTGCAGACGAAGTTGGGTTAAACTTCCTGACTATGAATCACTTGTTTCCAGAACCTTCTCGCACCGCCATTCCTTTGAAAGATGCGTTGGTTGATCTAGAGTATGATGACGAAGAAGTCAAATACCTGACCGAGAAGTTCGAGAGAACCGCCTACTGGAAAGACACGGGATCTCTAATGCCAAGGTTCCCTGATAAGGTCTTGACTGGTGGAGATTATCACCCCAAGGGTCACCACTTCAACCTCAAGCGAGTTTCTCTGGAAGCCCCTGCACCTACATTGACTGCGATGGGTAACGGTGACACGACTGCTGGTGCATTCCATTGGAGTGACCCAAGAAAGTTGACACTAGGTGAATTAAAGCGTATAATGTCACTTCCTGATGATTTTAAACTCACGGGTAAGTGGAACCAAAAGGCAGAACGTGTTGGTCGTATGGTACCGCCATTAATGATGAAACAGATCGCAGAGTCGGTCTATGATAATGTATTGAAGGTATATAATGAAAGATAGAGAACGCACCACCCATAGAGATTTTACATTCGGTCACCGCGAAGAAGGTTTCGATAATCACATCGATGCTTCGATTCGTCACTACTCCACGCTCCATGATGACGTGGTAAACCTATCACGTTACTTTGTAGAGAACGATACCAAGGTGGTCGACATCGGCTGTAGTACTGGTAAGACTATCGAAGCAATGATTGAACAGAATCATATCACTTCTCCTAACGCACATTACTGTGGTGTTGAGTATGCTGAAGTGTTTCAAGAAGATATGACTGCGCGACAGACAAGACTTAACGAAGGTGGTCATCATGTCTGTTTCCAAAACAAGAACATCATCCACCACTCATTCGAGAACTGTTCTCTGGTAACCTCTATCTTTACGTTGCAGTTCATGCAGCCATTGTGGAGACAAAGAGTTCTAGAGAACATCTATGAGGGTCTGAACGAAGGCGGTGCATTTATCTTTGCCGAGAAGACTTATGCGGAGAACTCACGTATCCAAGATATGATGACCTCTACGTTTTATGAGTATAAGGCACAGCACTTTACCTATGAAGATATTATGGAGAAAGAGAAGACTCTCCGAACTATGTTGAAACCAATGACTTGGAATGACCTTATCAGTCTACTGACCTCAGTTGGTTTTGATTCAACAAAGATTCAACCGTTCTGGATGAATCACCTGTTTGTCGGAGCAATCGCAATAAAGTAAATTAAGCCCTTGACACTGGGTACCAATTTTGGTATAATGTCACCTGTAGTTATTAATGACAGTAGTCAGACTACAAACTAACCCTAATAGTCCCGTGGACTAAAAACCAATCCTAAAAGAAAAGGAAATGTACCATGAAAAAGAAAGAATATTTTGATGTTAAACTGTCTCTAGAGCAATGTGCTCCCTCCTCCCTATATACCTCAATGCAGGGTATCACCTTCGAAAAACGAATAGTTATTAAAAGAGCTTTTATAGATTGGTCTGGTGGTAAGTGGCAGATTCGTGAAGGCGTATATGATGCTAAGAATGTGCAGAATATTACTGCGTCTATAGAAAGCTACGGTTTTATTCATACTGAGGCTCCACAGGTAGTCATCCGTGCTCCGGAAGGGCATCCTACAGAATTTATAGGAATTGTGGGATTTAATAGAAATGAGGCACAAGACAATCTAAACTTGGAGACTACTATGGTAGACGTTGTAAGTTTTGATACCCCTCTAAACCTACGTGCTTTCTCCCATAAGACAAATCATGACATAACTCCAAGTGCTCCATGCACTCAAGGAGACTTTGTCAAGTCAACAAATGCCGCCATTGATAGCGGAGAACTCGCAGCCAATGAAAAAGATATTACGGAATGGCTCACGAGTATCATAGAACCTCATCGCAAGTCGGTTCTTAAAGCTTGTATTAAAACGATCATGAATAATATCGAATACAAGAATACGCTACACCGTCCCCTTTGTGGAGCAACTGCTAACAAACTCTCTAAAAACTTAGGGATAAGTACAGGAGCTGGGTCTTATGCATTTTGTAAGCCTCGGGGCGAGTCTAAGACGACATTCTTTGACGGAATGAAATCTCACTTGTCTTCTGGCCAGCAGATTTCTCTCTATGGGTATATCGAGCAACCAAGACCAACAACTCTCGCATCCGAGCGTAAGCGTTGGATGAGACAGTTTGATAACTTAGGTAAGTTTTGGCAGGATCTCGTAGAGTCCGGTTCAGGAATGCGACCACCTCTAGAGAATTGTCCGTTCATATTTGGTGGATTCTTACCACAGGATGAGACTCCTGATCCAAGTAAGGGTGGATCACCTACAGAAACCGAATTAGTTTTCATTTAATGATTAGAGAAATTCTCTCTGACCACATAACAGAAGAGGTGCCGCACGATAAGGTTGCGGTACTTCTTTCTGGTGGTGTTGACAGTATCAGTGTGGCAATCGCTGCACAGGATGCTGGAAAGACTGTACACGCGTATAGTTTCCATCTCGAAGGACAACCATCTTATGACCATGCGAAGGCAAAAGAAGTCGCAGAACTCATGGGGTGGGAGTTCACCACTATTATTGTCCCTATTGATAACCTAGTTGAAGACTGGCACCGACTAGTCAAACATGGTTGTCGCAAGAAATCCCACTACGAAGCCGCAGTGTTTCCCTTCCTCTATTGTTATGAAAACATGTCAGAAGACTACTGTATTACTGGATGGGGTGCAGACGCCTACTTCGGTTGCAGTAAGAAAGCAATGATACGATACTCTTCTTTTAAAAAGAAGCGCAACTACGTCAAGTACTGTAAAGAGTACAACCAGACGAGAGTTAACTGGAATGAGTTCCGTAATGCTTACCTTGACGGTGACTGTGCTGGATATCAACAACACACCAATCTAGCAGAGAAACATGGTAAGGTGCATGTCACTCCATATCTAGACCCACGCGTACGCGAGTTCTTTATGAAGTTCTCGTGGGAAGAACTCAACAAACCAAAACAAAAGAATATAATCCGTGAAGAATTTAATATTGAAGATCTGTTTGGGAAAGTCAAGCCCCATATCAATCTTCAGTTGGGTAGTGGTATTGATACACTGTTCGAGACTCTTCTGGATAATCCGGAGGTAAATTATAAAAGAAGACAGAGAGTAATGGATATGTGCCGAGACTGGCACTCTGAGAATACTACTTCTGATCTTTCTGATTTCATGTCTTGACAGACTCTCCTAATCGAGGTATAATAGCCCCATGACAAAATTTTACTCTTCTGCTATCCGTATGGGTAAGCACATTCTATATCGCGGTTACGAGAACGGCCAACAGGTCAAGAAACGTATTCCATTCCAACCTAAACTATATGTCACCAGTCAAGAAGAAACCGACTGGAAGACTCTGGACGGTCTCCCCGTTGCCGAGTGCGTCTTGGACTCTATGTCAGACGCGACTGACTTCCTCAAGAAGTATGCTGATGTGCAAAACTTCAAGGTATATGGGCAGAACAATTATGTCTCCCAATATCTCGCAGAAGAATTCCCCGATAAGATAAACTTTGATCGCGACCAAGTTCGTGTGATGAATATCGATATTGAGGTATATTCTGCGGACGGTTTCCCCGACCCAGGCAAGGCTGCACATCCTGTCACCTCAATCTCAATACGCAAGAATGACGGCAACTACTGGGTCTGGTCTTGCGGTGACTATGAAGTTACCCGTGAGGACGTTCTCTATATCAAGTGCGACAATGAGATGGATCTTCTCCGTAAGTTTATTGAGCACTGGTCACATTATGCTCCTGATATCTTGACTGGTTGGAATACCCGTTTCTTTGATATCCCCTATATCGTAAACCGATGCTACAATCTTTGGGGTGATGATACGTTGTTGAAACGTCTTTCTCCTTGGGGTGCGGTGCGTGAACGTAATGTCACTATCCAAGGTCGTGCCAATCAAGAATACGTCATTGAGGGTGTCGAGCATCTAGACTACATTGAGATCTTCAAGAAGTTTACTCTCAACACTCTGGGTCAACAAGAATCCTATCGTCTAGATCATATCGCCCACGTTGTCTTGGGTGAACGCAAGTTGTCCTATGAGGAGCACGGAAATCTCCACGCTCTTTATGAAAACGACTTCCAGAAGTTTATTGACTATAACATCAAGGACGTGGAGTTGGTGCACAAGATCGATGAGAAACTCGACTTGATTACTCTGGTACTCACTATGGCTTACCGTGGTGGTGTGAACTATGGTGACACTCTTGGTACTACTAACATCTGGGACAGCATCATTTACCGTATGTTGAACAAGATGAAGGTAGTCGTTCCCCCCAAATCTGAGAAGCCTAAGACCTCATATCCGGGCGGTTATGTTAAAGAACCTCAAGTTGGGTCTCATGACTGGGTCACCTCTTTCGATTTAAACTCTCTGTATCCAAACATCATTGTGCAATACAACATGTCTCCGGAGACTGTGCGCGATGGTATCACCAGTGGTGTTAATGTTGATAAGTTTCTTGACGGCACTTATAAGGTGTCCGAATCTGATGTCTCTATTGCACCGACCGGAGTTGCTTTCTCTCATGACCGTGAAGGTGTGATCCCTACGGTGATTAAACAATACTATACAGAACGCCGTATTATCAAGACCGAGATGTTAAAACTCCAGCAAGAGTACCAGAAGAATCCTACCAATTCTCTGGCCTATAGAATCTCGTCTCTCGACAATCAACAGATGTCTATCAAGATTCTTATGAATTCACTTTATGGCGCCCTTGGGAATCGCTATTTTAGATATTTTGATCAGCGTGTCGCAGAGTCGATCACTCTTGCTGGTCAACTTGCAATCAAATGGGCAGAGAGGGCAGTTAATAATGAGATGCAAAAACTACTTAAAACAGATGAAGACTATGTTGTTGCGATTGACACCGATTCTCTTTACATTCGTATGTCTTCCCTTGTTGATCGGTTTGCTCCTAAAGACCCTGTTAAATTCTTAGACAAGATCTGCTCCGAGCACTTCGAGAAAGTTTTGGAAACATCTTATGCGGACATGGCTGCGGTCACTGGCGCATATGAGAATCGCATGGAGATGGGACGTGAGGTAATCGCAGACCGTGGTATCTGGATGGCGAAGAAACGATATATCCTCAACGTGCATAATAACGAGGGTGTCCAGTACGCAGAGCCTAAACTCAAGATGATGGGTATTGAGGCAATCAAGTCATCGACTCCTTCGGTTGTCCGTGACAAAATGAAACAAATCTTCCGTGTTCTGGTAGAAGGCACCGAGGAAACCACTCAGGGATTTATTCGTGAGTTCATGACCTTGTTTAAGTCTTTACCCCCCGAAGACGTTTCGTTTCCCCGTGGTATCTCTAATCTCGACAAATGGAAAGATCGTCAAACCATTTTCAAGAAGGGAACTCCCATACACGTGCGCGGTGCATTGTGTTACAATAACCTAATCAAAGAGAATAAACTTGGCAATAGATACGAAATGGTCAAGCCAGGCGAGAAGGTAAAGTTCGTCTATCTGAAAGTTCCGAATCGTCTAGGTGAAAACGTTGTGGCGTATCCACAGCACCTTCCCGAAGAACTTGGACTGAACTCTTATATTGATTATGACCTAATGTTCCAGAAGACTTTCCTAGATCCTCTAGAACCAATTCTCGATGCAGTTGGTTGGGTTGCAGAACCTCGTGCCACATTGGAAGATTTCTTCGGTTGACAGTCCCCTTACTTTATGATACAATGGCCACATGAATTACGAATTAACTATATTTAAAAATCAGTTCGATAACAAGACCCATCGCCATATGGTTCTTGACGATTGGGATAAGTTCGTAAATGTCCTGAAGAACATGTATAAAGAGAAAGGAGAGAAAGGTGGAAATAATTCTAGTCCTCTTGTTAGTCCTGCTGTTTTCGAAGTGGATACTACGCGTAGTAATAAATCTACTCGCTATTGGGGTGGTGTTGCGTTGATGTTGATGATCATACTTTCTCTAGTAATGTACGAGTCCTTAACCAACAGCTGCACGAACTCTTTGGGCAGTACGACTACGTTGTGTACAACACTGCATCAAGCAGAGACGACCATCTCAAGTTTAGAATCGTATTTCGACTAGATGAACATATTGAAAACGAGCGTATCAAGGCATTCTGGTATGCACTGAATACTGAACTGGGGGAGATGGGAGATCCACAGACCAAAGACCTCGCACGTATGTATTATGTCCCTGCCCAGTATCCAAACGCCACTTCCTTCTTTATCACTAATCAAGGGACTGCTCTAAACACATCTGAGTTGATCGCAAAACATCCTTACCATGAGAAGACTGGCAATTCTTTCTTAGATAGACTACCTGTCGAGATGCAACAGGCAGTAATACAACATCGTAAGGACGGTCTAAATAATACCGACTTCAGATGGTCGTCATACCGCGACTGTCCATTCTGGCCCAAACGGTTGGGTATCGAATACCAAACAATCAATGATACTGGTTGGTATTTTAAGATGTATAAGATAATGCTTGCGGTTGCTGGTAATGCATACTCTAAAGGTTATCCTATAACATCTTCGCAGATCGCAGACTTATGTCGTGAGTTTGATCGTGAGACTGGTAACTGGTATGAGAACAGACCCCTGACTGTAGAAGCAGACAGGGCATTAGAATATATTTACAGGAATAGTTAAATGAATAGAGTATTAGTAACAGGAGCTGCAGGGTTTATCGGATCTCAACTTTCTAAACGGTTGATGGATCGTGGACTTACAGTAAAGGGTCTTGATAACTTCAATAAACATCTTTACACTCCGGAATTAAAAGTAGACCGTATGAAACACTTCGGTCTAGATATCTGGGGCTGTGATTTAAAAGACGAAATCAAACTGGAAGCATTGTTGAGAGATTTCCGACCGGACACTATTATTCATCTTGCTGCAATGGCAGGCGTCCGAGATTCTATGGGAAAAGAGAAGTCGTACCACCAGAATAACATAGATGCTACACAGAATCTTATTGATATCTGTAAACAGCATCTACCTGAGACTCGTATAGTTTATGCGTCAACGTCTTGCGTATATGCTGGATCCCAGACTCCGTGGACAGAAGGTCAAGAGACTGGTAAACAGTTAAACGCATATGGTTATACCAAGTGGGCAAATGAATGTCAGATGCAGTCTTCTGGTCTGAATACCACTGGTCTACGTTTCTTCACAGTCTATGGCCCTTGGGGTCGTCCGGACATGGCGTTGTTCGACTTTACTAAAAATATACTTGACGGTAAGGAAATAACCGTGTATAATTACGGTAAGATGAAGAGAGACTTCACTTACGTAGAAGATATCCTAGATGGTATTGAAGTTGTCCTAGACAATGACGATCTTTCGGGAGAGATATTTAATATCGGACGTGGTGAACAGGTTGAATTACTTGACTTCATTGGTGAGATCGAGAAACAAACTGGGAAGACAGCAATTAAGAATCTTGCTCCCAAACATCCGGCTGATACTTTAGAGACTTGGTCTAATACTGCTAAGTTACAAGCACTTGGTTATGACCCGAAGGTTAGTATTGCAGAGGGTGTTGAAAAATTTTACGAATGGTATAAAACTTATAATGGAATCAAATAATGACTAGAGCAACAGCAGACGATGTTAACACACGATTTCGAATAGGAATCGTTGGACATGGATTTGTTGGCCAGGCAGTCGAGTATGCGTTTATGCATCCGCTTGTCGACTTCAACTACTATGATCCAAAGTATGACACTGACCTTGACACTCTGAAGGATCTTCCGGCAGACCGTCACCCTAAGTGTTTCTTTATATGTGCACCCACACCATCCAATGATGATGGGTCTGTAGACTCTTCTATAGTTGAGGCGTCTGTTGTCCAGTGTCTTCACTATACGGATGCACTAGTAGTTGTCAAGTCTACAATTACTCCAGAATCAATTGATCGTCTGTACTCTGCAATGAGCAGAGAGCAGGTTGATCGTTTCGTTTATAACCCTGA